GTCCGGCTACACCAAGCATTGAAGTGACAATTGCTAGTAAGGGTCCAGTTTGAATTTCTGGAGCCGTTAAGTTTAATCCTGAAAATTTAGAATACCATTCAATTCCTGGAGAAAGAATAAACTCAACTATTTCTCCAGGACCTTTTGCACTTAAAGCACTCCAATCTCCAATACCATTTAAATATTTACCAACAGCAAGATTAATGTCAGCTACTTCAGCCATAGAATCATCTAGAGCTTTCATTACACTTTGAGTGGATTTTAATTTACTATAATCTTTTTTTCCTAAAATATTTTCATAATTTTTACCAAATTTTGAAAAGAATTCACTATGACTCATTTTAGTTTCTGTACCTTTAGGTACTACTTTATTAAAATAATTTCTATATAAAGCTTCTTTTATATTACCTACAACTCTAGGAGGTATTACTCCTGTACTAATTAAATCACGTAATTTCATTGATTCTACAATTGAATCATCTGTAGTATTTACAAGTTTTTTAAATAAATTTGAACTTGCATATCTTAAATTGTCTGTTCCTTCTTTAGTAATTTGATTTCCAAAATCATTAATAAAATTATTAAAAAAACTTTCTCTTTTTAAATTTAATAAATTTAATTGTTCTTTAAATGCATTAGATAATTCTAAATCTCCTGATTTTATTAAACTTTCTTGAATATTTGCATTTATATTTTTACTTAATTGTATATAAGCACCTTTTTTTGTTCCTTTATCTAAAGTTTCAATTACACTATTAACAGCATTTTTTAAAGTAACTGCATCTTTTAAAGTCAATTCTTTAGTTTTTTGTAATACTTCAAAACCTTCTTTCATAACTTTTAATTCTTTACCTGTTTGAGCAAAACCACCTTTATTTAATACTTGTAAAGTTCTATATAATTTATTACTTGCTTTAATTTCATTAATTTTTTTAGCTGAAGTTTTTTTAGTCCATGTTTTTAATTTTGATGGAAATAATCCTTTTTTAAAAGTAAATGCTTTAGCATCTTGATTTAAAATTTTAATAGCTTTATTTACATTAAAAGGAATAATATCTGTATTTTTAGCTATACCTTTTGCTATAATATCATCTAAATAAGATAGTTGTGATTCTAAAGATTTATAAACATTATCTAATGTAACTCCAAATTCATCTAAATATTTAGCAGCAGAACTACTTACATAATTTCCTTCTAACTCAGCTACTTGTTTTGTATTTTTTAACAAAGCTAATTCAGCATTTTTAATTCCGATAGCAGCTTGACCTTCTATTTGGTTAGTTATATTAGCTATAATTTTATCAGCTTCTTTATTTCCTACTTCAGATACTTTTGTTGTTTGTTTTAAAATTTTATCTTCAATTGCTTTAAAAGAAGATTTAGCTTCTAGTCTTGCTACATTATCAGATAATAAAGCTCGTTGTGCAGCACTTCCTTTTTTAATTAATTGATCAGAGTTTAAAATAGCTTTACCTACTGATATTGCAAAATAATTATCTACTTCTGCTTGAGTAAAGTTAAATTCTTTTTTCATTTGAGCTTTAACTTTATTTACTTCTTTAAACATTGTGGTATTTGTTTTACCTTCTGTTTCTATAAATTCTTTAATAGTGCTAGTGCTTAATTGATTTTTACCTAAAATAGTAGGAAGTATTAATTTAGCACCTGCTAAAAATACTCCGGTTGCAGCAGCATCGATGGCTGCATATTTCATAGACATATCAATAGCAACTTTATTAAATTCTTCAGGTGTATACAAATCGTTTTGTAAACCTAAGTGATAATAACCATACATTAGTCTTGCGTATTCAGTAAAACCAGCACTTACAGCAGAGCCTGCAACAGTACCTACTGGACCTAAAGAACTTCCAAAAGTACCACCTATTATTGAAGCAACGATAGGAGCACTATCAGCGGCAGCATCTTTTAAATCATCCATAGATAATTTAGGAGAATCAACAGCTGAAAACATATTAGTTCCACCTAATTCTTTTGGTATTCGATAAACTAATCCTTCCTTCTTTCTTCCTTCATAAGTTAAATCAACAGTTTTAACTTCTATTTTATCTAAATATTTTGCAAGAGTATCTTCATCATATTTACCAGATTTAGTGATTCTTTCAATAAGCATATTTTTAATATTATTTTCTTTAAACTGCGCTCCATCTAAACCAAATCCTAAATTAAATCTTATTTCGCCTGTTAATTCATTTTCTTTATCAGCTGTGTATCCATTTAATTCATATAAAAGTTTAGCTGGTATATGACCACCTTGTGTTTCTATTCCAGCACTATCAACAAGTATTTGTTCATTTATTTTTTTTGCTTTGGGTTTAGAATTTATAATTAAATCTAAATTAACACCATCGTTAGCCAAATATTCTTTATCAATTTCGTATTCTGATTTACCTTCATAATCAATTGTTTTAGTATCTCCTTCTTCATATGTTCCTGTTACTATTTTTTTAGCATCTTCAAGAGATACGTCTGCTTCAAGTAATTCATTAATATCTTTTTGCTGATCTTCGGTAAATTTAACTTCAGCAACTTTTATATTTTCAGGTTCTTTTATTTTTACTTCGTCCGTTTCCGATATGATATTATCGGGAAGTTTAATATTTTCTTTAATAATTTTTTCGTTTTCAACCATATCATTTTTCACTCTGATTTTTGGTATTTGGTAATTTTTTCTTTTTTAATATCTTCTTTTTTCTTTTGAGCAGTTACAAAAATAGTAAATGCATCCATTTCACCTTTTACTTTTTGAGATTTTAAACTTTGATAATAATAAGCTGTAATTAAACCTGCATCAGTTACATCTTTTGCACTTCCTTTTCCATATAATTCTTCTATTGTAGAAGTAGCAACAGAATCACTTTCTCTTAATTTTTCAGCAATCATTTTTTCTGAACCTAAAATAGATTTTCGTTCAAAATATACATCATCATTTTCAAAATATAATTTTGCAAGGTCTCTACTACCCATATAGATTTCTTTAGCTGCCATTTCAACAGCGATCAATCTCATTAAAGCTTCTGGTTTAGAACCTATATCACCTTTAGTTTGTAATAAAGTATCTATATCTTTATTAGATACTGGATATAATTTTTTAACTTCTTGAACTACTTGTTGAAAAGTTGCAGCTTGAAATAAATCATTGAATATAACTTGATCCTCTAATTTCATTTCACTTCCATAATCTTCATCACTAAATTTTTTTGCTAAAGAATTATATGCTTCTTCACCACCAGGTATTTCTGATAAAAAAGCTTTTATATCTGAAAATGTTTTATTAAGAATACCAGTAGGAAGTTCCTTTCCATCTAAAGCAATTTTTTTAGCTAAATTATATCTTTCTGATATAGGTTTAAATTCTTTTAATTTATCTTTATCAGCTTTTAAATACTCAGTAAAAGTATCAGTAAGTAGTGTTTCAGTTGAACTAGGATATCTTCTAGGTTCTTTTTTTTGTGCTTTTATTTTAGCTATATCTTCAGCAGCAAATTTCGATTCAGCTTTAAGAAGTCCTTCAGAAATCTTACCTAAAGGAGATTTAGCTTGAGAAAGTGATGTAATACCAGATGAAGAATTTATAATTTCTAAACCTCTTAATACATTTCTTCTTTTATCTTTATCATCCCATACTTCTTTTATTTTATCAGGTAACTCTGTAGCAATATTTTCAAAAGCTGAGCCGATAGCTGATGTAAACTTGGCAAAACCAGTTTTCTCTATCTCTGGTTTTGGCTTTGGTAATATAATTTTATCACTTAAAGCAGCTCCGCCATCAACTTTTATTTTATCCTCTACTTCTATTTCATCTTTATCATCTTCTACCTCTTCATCAACAATAAATTTACCTTCTTCATTCAGTTTACCAAATTTATAATCTCCTTCATCATCATATATCACTCCCCAATCTCTATTTTGTTTTTTCCAATTATCAGGATGACTATCTATATATCGAGTATCATCTTTATTTTTATCTGAAGATTCAATGTCCTCGTACATTTCTAAATTTTTTATATCTTTAGGATCGTATGTATCTTTTAAACTTGCCATTATAGCTCCTTAAAGTCTACATCAAGTTTAGAGTAATCTACCATTAAGTATCCATCAGCATTTACACTTGAAGCTTGAGGTACTTGATGAGCCATTACACCTTGATATGTTTTATTATCATCTAAATATTTAAAGTTATAAATATTAATTCCCATAGGAGATTTTCCTACTAATTTAATATCTTCTTTCATTCTTATATCAGATAATTGATATGCAGCTAATCCTGCACCTGCTACTTGACCAAACATACTCGGTCCACCTACTGGTGTTCCAACTGATCCTGATCTTTCTTCTCCGTAACTTCTTATAGGTGCACCTGCTAAAGCTCCAACCATTTGTCTTATTTGTCCAGCAGGATATTCTCGTTGTTCTATAAAATCTCTATAACCTTCTGCAAGACCAGCTTGTTCTATACCACGTGCTTGTTGACCGTAGGCTTGAAGACCTTGTGAAGCTGATTGTAAAGCTCCTATCTGAGTAGTTGCACCTTGCAGTTGTGCAGCTCTATCTTGAGCAAATCTACTTGCACCTGATTCAAAACCTGCTTGTCTTAATCTAGCTGATGTATCAGCGACTGAATCTAAATATCTTTCTTGTCCTAAAATATTTTCTATACCTTGTCTTTCTCCACCAAAAGCTCCAGCACCTACAGCTGAAGCATCCATAGCTCTTTGAGATTGTCCATAAGCATCTCCTAAATCTGTTAATGCTCCTGAAATAACTTGACTCTCATAAGGATTAGCATAAGCTTGAGCTGTTGCTGTATCATAAGTTTGATTTGCAATATTAGCTAATTGACCAGCTTGAGGAATTATTTGATTTTTATAAATATTTTCAGCTTGAATCTCTGAAGGGTCTAATTGAGCTATACGTTGACCTTGATAAGCAGTATAAGGTTGACTGAAAACATTTTCTGCTGTTCTTAAAGTTCGTTCTTGAATTTCTTTAAAGTATTCAGGTATATCATAGCTAGTCTGTGACGTGCTAGGTGTCTGTACTACTGTTGTGCTTGGTTTGAATATACTACCCATTGACTATATAAGTTCCTCCTATAACTTTAAAACCTAATTTAATAAAGGCGTTATTTTTTCTTTCAACATCTTTACCTTGGAATATTTCACATATAGCAGTAACTTTATTAGCTAATGCATACTCCTTAAATACTATCATTAAAGAACGAAAAATGCTAAACCTTCGATGTTGTGGATTTACATGTAACCATAAAGTTCTCATAAACTTTTTATCGCTATACCACGTTTCATCTACTGTTGCAGCTAATGTTCCAACAATAATATTTTCATATTCTACTACTATAACAAAACTATTCTTAATGTAAAATACTATATTTTCTAATGCTTTTTTATTATTGGTATTTCCAAAGTTAAATGGAGCCTCTATTAACCATGTTTTTAATAGCTCTCTTATTCGAACAGCATCAGAAATCTGTGCTTTTCGTATTTTATATTTATCTTTTTCCATCAGCTCTTAAATTAACTCTTAAAGTTCCAAATCTCCAATTATCTCCTACTGCTGTATTTTCTATTTTAATATTAGATTGTCTACCTCGAATCCTTGTATTAACAAAAGGCGTGGTATTACTCACAGTGACAGTTTCTCCAGTAGTAGTATTACCATAAGGATAATCTCTAGTAGTTAAAGTAATTAAAGCATCTCCAGTCTGATTTTGAAAATCAGGTATTATTTTATTTATAAACATAAATTGTTCTCCATCTGCTAAATCACCATCACCAGATTGAATATAGGCTGTTAAAGCTGACCCATCAGCATCTACACCATCTTCCATTCTATAAATTAAACTTCTACCAGCTGTTAAACCATTAATTTGAGAAAAAGTATTAGCTGTAGAATTAGCTGTATAATCACTAGCTAAAGGATTTAATTCAACTCCATTATCTTGATATGTACTTCTATTCATAGTTCCAAAACACCATGAATTTTCTAAATAATTATATACTACATATCTATCATTTTGATCTGAAGAACTAGAAGGATAATACCATATTACTTCAGCGAAATTAGAATTTTGTGCAGCATAAACTTGAGCATATTGAGCTTTATTTATATTATCAAATATATGATTTAATACAGGACAAGGTATTTCTTGAACAGTACCTGCATATCTAAAGAATTGTCCGTCAGACATCCAGTAAGCTATATCATCTATTACTATTGCAGAATTCATACCTACAGCTCCACAATCATTACCTAGTTGTCTAAAACCAAATATAAAAGGAGGACCAATAAAAGACATTGATTGCATTGTAGTATCAGTCCATACTAAAATAGTTCCTTTAGCTGGTTTAGCACATCTAATTTCACTTCCACCTGCTATTCTTTGTGATCCCGCAGAGTTAGTTACATTAGGAGTCCAATAATTATATTCTTCTTGATCAGACCAACGAATAAAAAGTCTATCTTGAGTTGAAGTATTTCCAATAGAGGTTTCGGTACCCATACATACAACATGTCTAGTTTCGGTAGATATTATTGATAAAGTAGAAGCAGTAGGAGCATTAGCAATTACTGTAGCTCTATTACCTGTCATTCCACCAGAAGTATCCCATTCATAAGTTGCACCATCTTTTTGAGTAATAATTAAATCTTCTCCCCAATTATTAATAGACCATAACCTTGCATCAATAACTACATTAGAAACTGCTCTAGGAGTTCCCCACGTACTTGCGCCCCACGTACTTGCGCCCCAACCATATCCAAAAATTTGAGTAGTAGGACCTACATTTATTTGATAAGTAGCTGTACAATTAGCAGTAGGACCAACTGTTGAAGTAGCTGTAGCATTACTTTGAATTACATAAGCATCAGCATTAGTAATAGATAAAATTTCATATTCAGCATCAAGAGTAGTGGATATAATTCCACCTACATTTGCACTTACATTACTTAAAGTTACAAAGTCGCCTACTATAGCTCCATGACCAGTATCAGAAATAGTTACATTAGCACTGGTATTAGTAGTAGTAATAGCATTAACAAGAGTAGCTGTTTCTCTTATAGGAGTAATATCTTGGCTAGTTCCCGCAGAAAAAGAATAAACTTTACGGTCAGTTCCTAAAGCTTCAAAACGTGTTCCAGTTAAAGCAAACCATTGTTCTAAAGCTCTTCCTACTCCTACATAATAATCATTACTAAATTTAGTCCAACCTCCTATTTTTTGAGGAAGTCCTTTTCGAAATCTGATTTTATCTCCGTCAATCCATCTACCTTCTGCGCCGGTTTCTGTATTTTCAGTATCTAATCCAGGTTGAAAATTTAATTTTGTTAAAGGCATAGTTTTTGTTTTATATAATAAATATATACTTTACTTATAAAGATAATGAAAGAGAGAAAATGTGGAAAAACTAAAGGAATATGAGCTATGATAGTTGACAACTTTTTTATAATTGATCTAGATCAATTCTTTTTATTCCTCTTTACTTTAATATATAACTAAAGGAATATGAGCTATGATAGTTGATAACTGGTTGGATAAAGATTTACATTATTTTTTAGAAAAAGAATTTTTATATAAAACTCCTCATTACTATGGACATAAATCTGGTGCAGAAGGTAAAAATATATTCTATAATACAACTTTAAATCAAGAAGATCCTATGATTAGATTTCTCTCTTATAAATTACAAAAAACTTTAAATAATAAATTAATATTTCATAGAACTTATATTAATATTCAACACCCTAAAATGGATGGAGATTTTCATCAAGATGAAGGAAATTTTACGTGTTTATATATGGTAACAGGTAGTGGAAATTTTGAAATACAAAATGAAAAGGTAATAGAATTTAAAAAAGATAAATTAATATGTTTTGATTCAAAAAAATTTCATAAAGGTTTAGCTCCTGATGAAGGAGTAAGAATAACCTTAACTTTTAAAACAACAAATACCAGAGAAAAATATAACGTATAAAGATATATTATGGATCATACAGAAGCAATTGTAGAAATTAAAAATGTTATTAGCCCTGAATTTATAAAAAGAGTTATTCCTTTAATAAATAAAAAAGCTAAAGATAATTTACAGATTAGTACAGGTATTGATAAGACAACAAGAAATGTAAAAGGATATCATTTAAATTTTGTTACTCCTACTAATTTATTTTACTGGAATTATATAAAAGCAGAAATACAAAGATTATATGTTTTTTATAAAGGAAAATTTCCTCGAATGCAAAGTTTAAAAATAAATCAAATTGATTTATTAAAATATACACCAGGAGGAAAATATACCATTCATACTGATGCGTTGGGTACTAATACTAGGACTCTAAGTGTTATTATAAATTTAAATGATGATTATGAAGGAGGTGATTTAATTTTTTCTGATCAAAAAAATAAAGAAATAAAAAGATTTAAACTTAGCAAAGGATCCATTGTATTTTTTCCAAGTAATTTTATGTATCCTCATGCTATTGAACCCATTACAAAAGGAACAAGGTATAGTATCGTTTCATGGCTACAGTAAATTATAAATTAATTAAAAATTTTTTTACTAAAGAAGAAGTTAAACTTTTTCAAATCTATTGTTATAGACAATTAGATTTAAATAAAGATTATAAGATAGACGAGCAATCTTTTTCACCTTCCTTTAATATTGATCCTTTAACTCATGCTTTACTTGAACTTAAAACACCATTAGTTGAAAAAGAATCCGGTTTGAATTTGTTTCCAGGTTATACTTATTGGAGATATTATATTTTTGGTGCTCACTTAGCTAAACATACTGATCGACCAGCATGTGAGGTATCAGTTACTGTATGTGTAAAAAAATATGATAAGTGGCCTCTAGTAATTGAAGGAGATTCATATGAATTAGAAGAAGGGGATGGACTTTTATATGCAGGGTGTGTTCAGGAACATTGGCGACCTGGTATATATAAAGGTGAGGGAATGGCTCAAATATTTTTTCACTATGTAGATAAAAATGGGCCTTTTACTCATCATGCATACGACCAATATTGTCTTACCCAGGATGCTCGTCAAAGTAAAGAAGATCAAAAAATAATGAATGAACTAAAACTTAAATTTAAGAAAGAAATAAAGACGAAAAATGATTAACTTTATAAATAAAAAAAACAAATTAAATGAACAGAAAAATAGTTTATGTGTTACCTATCCTAGGACTGTCAGTATTATAATAGGACATTATCCTTATCCCGAGGCAGTTCACGATTTTCTTTTACAGATTAAAAATAATATAGACCCTCAAATGCAAAACTATACTCACGTTAAAGGTGGAATGACCAATTGGCATTATTTTAATGATAATCCTCTTTTTAAAAATTTTCTAGCTTATCTTATAAATATACATCAAATCTCCCATCCAGATATATTTCAATATTTTTTTGAAAAAAGAATGGTAAGAGAAGCATGGGGAAATGAAATAGCACCAGGAGATAGATTACATCCTCATATCCATAATCATATTCATGGAATTTTATATTTAACTGAAGGATGTGATTTAATTTTACCTGACTTAAATATAGCTATTACTCCTCATCCTGGAGATTATTATATATTTCCTCCTCAAATAATGCATGGTTTTGATAAATATGAAGGGAAAAATAATAGATATAGTTTAATTTTTAATATAGAGGAAAATGGGCAAGCCTTTGAATTTGCTCAAAAAGTAAAATTGATTGATGGAAAAAACAGTTAATATAAATAATTTTATTGGAGTTTATGATAATTACATACTTCCACAAGAGTGTAATAAAGCTATTAAATTTTATGAAGATCAAAATAAATTTAAGAAAACTATTAATAGAATAGGAGGTGAAAACTCTCCTATATTGCAGAAACAAGACCAACAATATTTTGCAAATCCTGAGAACTTAAATGTATGGTGGGAAGACTTAAAATCTCTTATAATAAATTATGATTTAGCTTGGAATCATTACGCAAAAAACACTGGAGCACAAGATGCTTACGGAGGAGAAAAATTTTTTTTTACAAATTTAAAAATTCAAAAAACATTACCTACAGAAGGATATCATGTTTGGCATATAGAACATAGTAGAGGTTTTGAAAATGAACCACGTGCTTTTGTTTTTGCTGTGTATTTAAACGATGTAAAAAAAGGTGGAGAAACAGAATTTCTAAATTTTGCAAAAAGAGTAAAACCTAAACAAGGTAGAATAGTAATTTGGCCTGCTGGTTTTCCTTATGTTCATAGAGGAAATCCACCACTATCAGGGGAAAAATATCTGTTAACTTCCTGGATGTTAGTGAGGTAATGGGGGATTTTGAAATAATAATTAAAGAGATGAATAAGATGTAGGTCTTGCACCTATTCTAGCAATTTTCTCAGCTTCTGTTTCTGAAATAGAATTACCAGCTTCATCTTCAGTGGCGTTATTATTATCCCAATCAGCTTGTAATTGAACTAAATGCGCTGCATCCCATTTAGTAATAAAATCATCAAAACTACCTAAAATACCTTCATCATAAGTAGAATGAGGAGATGTGTCTCTATATTCTACTTGATCAGTAGCTACTGCTGTTTCATATTGAATCGCCCAGATATTTGAAAACTTAGCTTGATTCCAAAAAGAATCATCATTAATGGTATATCCTCTAGCTTCACCTGCCATATCGCCAGTATTTTTAACAATTTTCTTATCTTCAAAAATTACTACCCATGTTGCATTTGTTGCCATTATTATTCTCCTTAAGTTTTAATTACGTACATTACTGTTAAATATGGTTGAACAACCGAAGTTGCATCTCCCGAAAAAGTTGCACTCATATTATGAGAGTGACCACCATCTGAACCAGCATTATTCGTACCTACACTGGAAGGGTTATAAGGTGATTTATTTGCTAAGTCTAAAAATGTCATCGCTGGAGGTGAATTCTGCCATGGTCCACCTGTTGTAATGCTGTGTGAGTGTGAAGCCAATTGTGCTGTTGAAAGAGTTGCATTAGCAGTTGAACCTCCAACATTTCCAGTTGAACTAACTGTATTTGCTCCACCAGTTGAAGCTAAATTTTTAGTAGGAGATTTTGAAACTGCTACGTTATCTTGTAGATCCGGTAGGTTAAAAGTCGAGCCTCCGTCTCCAACTCCATAAGTAGTTGAAATAATTGCAAACAAAGCAGAGTAAGTTGATCTTGAAACAGCTTGACCATTACATTCTAAGAAACCTGTTGGTACTGAACCAGTAGACCATGGAACAATTGTACCTGTAGGAATTCCTTCGATACCTGTAAGGTTTGCTCCTGAAAAATCGTATTTTGTTGCTTCGTAATTTGA